GGACGAGGCCACGGTGCAAAGCGTGGTAGCCTCCAACGTGCAGCGCAGCTACCGCGCCAGGGCCCAGCAGGCCCGGGACTTTGAGGCCCTCCCTGAGGACGTGAAAGCACTCTCCCGTGGTCTCGCGGAACAATTTGCGTTGCCCGATGAAAGGGGTTTTGAATGATTCGAAAAGGAAACGTTTACAAGCTTCGCCAGCACGGCGACCCTGGCAATGGCATGACTGTCCTGGTCCTCTCCGGGGACCAGGCCAACCGGGAGACCGGCCACATCGTGGTGGCCCCCATCGTTCAGGGGCGGGCGAAATTGTTTGATGGCAGCATTACTCGCCCGGATGTGCAGTTTCGCGGGCATGTGCATCATGTTTGCCTGGACAGGATGCGCAATGCGCCGGAGCACATTCTGCGGCACGGCCTCGGGTCGTTGCCTTATAGCGAGATGGCGACTGTAGAGGCAGCGCTGTGCCGCCTGCTGGAATTGTGAGGTGCCTATGTGGGAGATAATCGCGAAACTCCGACCCATCCCGTCCTCTGCGGCCAACCCGCAGGGAAGCCGGGAAGGGATTGCCATGGACCTAGAGAAGTACGGTCATGTGCAATACGTGGAAATCCGGGAGACAGATACCCCGGAGCAGATGCAGATAGGAGGAGCCTATGATTTTAACCGGAAATAAAATTAAGCTCCAGCATGAGGCAGGAAACATTGTGATCGAGCCGTGGAACGAGAAGCGGCTGAACCCCAACAGCTACAACGTCTCCCTGGCCCCGGAGTTGATGGTCTATACCGAGGCTTGCTTGGATCCCCGGCAGGACAACCGGACACGGACCATCACCATCCCAGAGGAGGGGCTTGTGTTAACCCCTGGGAAGCTCTACCTCGGTCGCACCAACGAGTGGACGGAGACATACGGATTGGTTCCCAAACTAGAGGGCCGTTCCTCCATTGGCCGCCTGGGGATGTTCATCCACGTTACCGCCGGGTATGGTGACGTAGGTTTCCGGGGTTACTGGACCCTGGAGATCGTCGCCGTGGAGCCGGTCCGCATCTACCCCAACATGGAGATAGGGCAACTGTCCTATCATCCTGTGTGTGGCGAGGTGACGGATACCTACCACGGAAAATACCAGGGAAGCCGGGAGATTGTGGCCAGCCGGATGTACAGAGAGATGGAGGGGAAGAAATGACTAGAAAGGGAATACTGGACGCCGCAGAGGCGTGTGTTTGCGGACAGAGAGAGCAGGACTATGGCAGCCCAGAGGACAATTTTCGCACCATCGCTGAGTTGTGGAGGCAATACATACAGGCTCGTTGCGTTGGCCCTGGTGTTTTGGTAGACCTTGTCCCTGACGATGTGGCCGCCATGATGGTTCTGCTCAAAGTGGGACGAATTGCTGGAGGATCCTCTTCCCAGGACAACTGGGTAGATATCGCCGGTTACGCCGCCTGTGGCGGGGAGATCGCAACGAAAGGGGCAGCGGAATGAGCATCACCAGAGAGGAAGCCGTGAGGCGTTGAGGAGGGAGATGCAATGAGAAAGTTAATGCAGAGTCCCTTTGAGAATGATCCATTTTGCCTGCTGTTCGAGGCATTCAAGGAACTTTATCCGGAGAAAGCAGGAAACTTTCAGGCGATTTGGAACCCGGATATAAATGACGGGTTCGGACGCACTGGATTTAAAGTTGGAAGACCTCCGTTGATTGAGTTGAACGCGAATGAACCTGTTGTGATACAGACAGAAACATTCGCGCATGAGTTGGCTCATGTTGCAGTTGGAATTGAAGCTGGGCACGGAAAAGAATGGCAAAAGGCTTTTGATGGAATCCACGAACGATATGAAAAACTTTGCGAAGAGTTGTTTTGTGCAGGCGATGGAGGGGAGAAAAGTGAAAGCCACTAAAGAACAAGCCGCCGAATGGTTTGAGACCATACACCCGCCCGGCCCAGCCGCTCGGGAGATGTATCGGATGGCGGCGGAGGCGTTGAGGGAACCGGATGAACCATTAAAAAATGGTCGCAGCCAAGAACACTTTGAGGAATTACGAAATTTAATTTCCGACATGAGCGTTGTCGAGATTGCTTCCCACATCGAAACGGATAACCTGAGCGAATACCTCGGGATATGGAGGTATCACGCACAAAAAGAACTTCTTTCGATTCGCCAACTATTCCTCGAGGAGGATAAACTATGAACATGACACGGGAAGAAGCCATAAAGGCCTTGCGAATCGAAGGGATCGAGATCGGCGGAAAAGCGAAAAGGCTCACGGAGTTCATGGTGGCCTTGGACGTTGCTCAAAAAGCCCTCCGCCCCGTCAGCCGTGAGCGGGTGGATAAGGTGTTGAGGGGGGAGTGGATTGCAGTCCGAGAAGCTGTTGGAGGTTATAAATGTTCTCGGTGCAAAGCAGAGGCCGTTCTTGATTGCAATGACGAATTCGTTTTGGACAACTTCTGCCCTCGTTGCGGGGCGGCAATGACGGACGAGGCCGTGGAAATGGTGATGGAGAGATTGGAGGCGCTGTATGAAAATCGAGATTGAAGTTCCGGATAACGAACTGAGAGAGTATATTCTGACGGCGGCAGGGAGAGCACTGCTTGCAGACTGGTCTGTAGACAGAAACCTGTATAAGCGCACCATTGCAGATTGTGTCCGGAAGGTCATTTACAAGGATAAGCAGGAGATTATCGACCGGATTGTGGCGCAGGCAAGCCGTGAGTGCGGGAACAAGGCGGCGCAGAAAATTGTACGGGGGGCGCTGAAAGATGATTATTGAAACATGCCCTAAATGTGGCGCTGTACTAATGAATACTGTAATTTGCACAGAGCAGCCGATTCCTTGCAAAAGTTGTCCATCCTGTGGATGGCGTTAGGAGGGGAAACAAGAACCAATTGAATATAGACCGTTTGAAGGGGATGGATTGGAGGAACTGAAAGATGGAAGTACGACAGATTGAACCGATCGATAGAGCAGAACTCCGTGCAACCATCCAGAAATGGATCGACGCGCATACGGACGTTGACGATACCGATGGTGTCGGCCTACTGGAGGATGTGCTGTGGGAAATCAACGCACAGCCCACCCTCACCCCGCCGAACGAGTGGGTAAGCGTGGAGGACCGGCTCCCAGCATCTGGACAAAATGTTATCGCAACCAACGGATCAGATGTTGGTGAGGCGTGGTACGCTTCCCTGTCGAGAAGTTGGTACAGATACAACGGACTCGAATGGAATAGGATTTGCAGAGAAGTCACCCACTGGATGCCACGTCCCGCACCGCCTGACAGCCGCCCGCCGGAGGGAGAGGAGGACACATGATGGACATAAATGAACTGATCGACAATCTTAGAATGCCGTCGTGGCATGATCTTGAGGATCCGGACGCAACCCTTTTAGGCGATGCGGCTGACGCCCTCTTCACGATCCAGGCCGAAAACGAGAAGATGCGGGACGAACTGGATTCTGTCAAATATGAGCGGGATGCAGCAATTAAAGACCTGTTTGAAATAATAGGAGATATCGAGGAAATCAGATGCGGATACGGTGTTAATAACTCCGACGCCGATAAGGCTTTCGCAGAACTGTGTAATGGATATTGTGCCAATGTAGGTAACCTCTGCTACGAAGAAGGCGAACATTATCGCTGTAAACATTTTAAGTGGCGCGGCCCGCATAAGGAGGACTGACATGGACGTTGAAAAGCTGATAGACCGGCTGAAAAATTACTCGATAAAGGACAAGGCGCTTTTGAACCTCCAAACGGTGAAAGATGCCGCCGAAGCCCTCGAAAAGTTACAGGCCGAGAACGAAAGCCTGAAAAACAAGCTCCATGACAGCTATCAAGGCCATTTGCTCGATGTTGTTATTCCGAGGCTGGAAGCCGAGCTGGAGAAGGCCAAAATGGCCAGACCCATTGAACTGACCGGAAAAGGCGCAGAGGCTTTTGCTCTGGCAGCGGAATTATCGGAAACTAAGCAAGAGCTTGAAAAGGTGAAAGCCGAGAGGGATGCGGCGGTGGAGAGTATCCCACACGAATGTAAAACCTGCGTGTATCACACAGTATTTTTTAACGGCTGTACGCTGGATCATGATTGTACTAACCCTGATGGAGGTTGCTCAAACAACTATGACAGATGGAGATGGCGCGGCCGGAAGGAGGACTGACATGAAACGGTTGACAAAGCGACTTCCCAACGGCGTTATCCATGTAGACTTCGCCAAACAGAAAGAGAGCGTCATGGGTCGCCTCGTCACCATCGAGGACATCCTGGGCGACGAGTACGACCTGGATCGGCTGCGGGAGCTGGTGCAGGCGGATCGAGAGGGACGGTGCGTGGTGCTGGATATGCCTCGCAAACCTCTGGTTTGGGGCGACGGCGACAAAAATACCTGCCTATGCCCATACTGCGGAAAGGACTTAATGGGCATCCCATATGGGGAGCGCATGGTTTTACAGTGCCCGGAGTGTGGTCAATATTTGGATGCGACAAAGGTAATCACCCGTGCCGAGGCTGCACTGAGGATGGAGGGCTGACATGGAAACAAACTATAACTGCTGCACGCACTATCAGACGGACGAATACGACAACGGCTACGTCATGTTCTCCTTTTTCCCCGTCAAGGTCTGCCGGAACTGCGGCGAGGTAATCGCTAAATTCGGGCCCGTCCGGAACTTCTTGTTTGATTACATTTTCTCTCTGTTCTGGGATGGAAAGGTCCACATCATCAGGAGGGGGAGGGGTTCAAGTGAAAGTACTAGCCCTTGACCCCGGCGATATCCAGTCCGGCTTCTGTGTCCTGGATAGTGATACCCTCCGCCCCATCAGAGTGGGAAAGGAGCTTAATGCAACTTGCCTGCTCATGGTCCAGGTGGAGCACTACGATTTCCTGGTCATTGAGCGTGTGGCAAGCTACGGGATGCCCGTGGGCCGGGAGGTGCTGGAGACC